ATATGGAAAATTTTCCTCATTATATATTTTTACTCTTTCGACAAAATGATCAAGCGTGAAATTGTTGTTTTGATTATATTTTAAATCATCGACAATATCAAAAAGTGTGCATTGTGTTTTTGTTTCTGATCTACGTAAACCTCTTCCGATTGACTGGAGATTTCTTATACGAGACTTTGTAGGAGAAGAAAAGATAATATTATGGAGATTGCGAATGTTGATTCCGGTAGAGAATACACCGGAGCTAGCAACAATAATTGCATTGTTTTCTTTTTCGACAACAGATCTAATTTGCTCACGCGTTTGGCCATCTACCTCCCCTGATACGTAATAAACGTTTCTATCTATTGCATGGTTTGCAATAAGATCATATAATACTTTTCCGTGCTTATCAACATATTGAAATAATAGTAGTGTATTTCCTTCAAGAGAAATAGCAAGGTTCTTTATAAATTTATTCCTCGCGTTGTTTCTCACAATAAAATCAATTTCTTGGTGGTAATCACATTTCGATATATTTCTTCTATCATTATCAGGATATTTCAATACCAAACATTTAATTTTAAATTCTGCTAGATGTTTTTTCTCGATTAATTGCGATGTAGAAATTGTTTTGGAAACAGAACCAAAAAGACCTTCAAGAACAAGTCTATGTGTTTGTGTGCCGTCTAAAGTGCCTGTGAAACCAAATCTGTATTGTGTGTTAACCAATTTCTGCATAATTGTGGTAAGTGATTTTGCCTGAAACAAGTGTGCTTCGTCACCGATCACCACATCAAAATTTTTGAAAAACTCTTTAGGAAGTTTGTATAACGACTGCCACGTTGAGATGGTAATTGGTTTATCTGTCTGTTTATCTTCACCAGCAAATATTCTATGTATGAACTTATCAGATTGATAACCGTAGTCACTAAAATCAGAGGCAAGCTGACTAACCAAAGAAGTAGTTGGAACAATAATAAGAGTCCGTGCATTATAATACCTCGTTAGTAAATATATTATTAATGACTTACCTGATGCTGTTGGTGATACAACTAATTGTCGTTTATTACGAACACAATTTATAAAGCTTTCAATTTGATAATCTCTGGGCTGCAACGGTAAATTAAGTGATTGAACAAACAGATTACCTTCGTGCACAGATAAAGGATCATTGTTAAATTCACTGACATACTTGATTGAATAATTATTATTTTTTGCAAATAGCTCAATATACTTTAATAAACCATAATATATTTTACCAGTCTTAACACTAAACAAACGAATTTTTCCATCCCAGAATCTGTTTCTTACAGCTGGCATAAATTTAGCACCGGGAACATCAAATGTAAAGTAATCACTTAATTCATATTGTATGTGTTGCTCACAATTGACTTTTATGTATGTCTGATCGATCTTTTCGATTAATAATGTGTTATCCACCACTAGTAAATTTTATCCATTCAATTGCTGATTTGATCAGGAATCCTCTCTTTTGGACACTATCAACTATAGATATAAGATATTCAACCTTTTCTGTTTGCATTGCAATCTTATCTTCAATATCGATAATGTCCTCGTCACCTTCGAGATACATAGACACTTCGTTCTTAAGTATCATGCCACGTGCTGGAACCTTCCAACCATTATCGATATCTTCTTTAGAAGGGCCTTGTGTATAGAATTCATACTTCCTCAGCTGCAGCTTTTTTAATTTATTCTTAAGATTCTTAAGAACTAGCTTTTCGTCGATTAATAATGTTCTGTATTTGTGATGCAGCTTAGGTATATTAAGAGCCTCATCACCAAGCTCTGTTCTGTCGATATTGACGTCCTTACCCCATTCCTCAACCAGCTGATCAAGTTTCATAACAAATATTCCTATGTTAGCTAATAGTATTTGGCGGATAGCAGATTTATTATACTAGCTAAAGCAACTGACGTCAACTAATTTTTTGTATATTAAACAAAATATATGAGAATGTCGCGGTCGCTGTCATATATTCAACATCTTGCTGTGTTGTGTCGAAATTGAGTTCGGAGATGTATGTTGGAAAGGCATCTCTTAATACTATTTCAAAGTTAGGGTTTTTTATAGCATTCAACACAATCAATGATAAATCTGATCTTAAACCATTGCCTGTATACTCGGGTTGTGATGCAATTTGTTTGTATTCACCATAATTATCCGGAAAACCAAGAGCCCTCAACCAATTGTGTATCTCAAGATAATTTTCGAAATCCTCATCGACCTTGAATTGTATTGAGAATTCACCATATTCTGGTTTTGTGCCTGTTGTTGGTATTGCTAAAAATTCTGTTGGTATGCTAATCTGAGGTAATCTAATAGATGGTATGTTAACACGTTGAATAAAGAAGTTAATATGTGGTGCTCTCTTAATCTGAAACTTAAAGTTCAGAGGAGATAAAAAGTTTTTATTAATTGGTGTGTTATCTATAGCAGTCATTAAATATTCCTTAGATCGTCTATTGAACGCCAAACAGGATTTAAATTATTCATAACGTGTACCATATTAATTGTTGCTTCAATATTATCTTTCCAGTAATTTAAAAACATATGAACACGCGGTATGTCTGGCCAATAGTCATCTGTTTGCCATAAAAATTCATTTAGAATATGTTGATAATCTGGTATAAAATAATCAACTTTAACTGTCACTAATTGTTTTGTTTTTATTATTCTAACCATATATGAACTTCTAATAGTTAGGTCTTATATATTATTTATAAATTTATAATATACCGCCATTCCAAACCATATAAAACAAAACATCGTCAATAACCCTCCACCTATAAAGGAATAATATTGCTGCAAATCATACATAAAATAAACATTCCACGCTTGACCTATGTAAAAAAACAAAGGACTTAAAAGAAAAATACCTTTAACTGATTTATCCTTGTAAAGCTGTTTTATGTTCATCATGACAAATATACAGCCAATAAAAGGAAACAAACTATTAATTAAATCTGTGCTCATTGGTTAAACCATTGTTATTACATCGATTATTTATTGTGTTGACATTGTATTGATTGGGTTGTACTATTTGTTGGTTGATGATAAACAAATAAAGGGAGTTTATAATGACTAATAATCAGTCTAAGGCAAAGTTGGCTCGTGAGATCGTTCAGTCGAATCCAACTCTTGATACGAAGAAGCTTATTGATCTTCTTTGCGATAAGCTAATGTTCTCACGTCCAGTTGCTCGTACATATCTGTATAATGCACGTAAGAGTAACAACAAGGCCCCCTCTAGGTTTGTGCCCTATTTTATAAGGGTTCTTGAATTCAACCTCTTACATGAGGTTGTTAACGATTACTCTACGATAGTAGACGTTTGTAGAAGTGGTTAGTGCACCGCGACCTTCGTTAAGACCCTCGGCGAATGGATTTGCAACCATTCCGTAACGAGTCTTAAACCCGATCTTTGGCTGGAAGGATGACTGATCAACTGCACGAACCATCTGGAGTGGAACGTATGGGCAGTAGAACAGACCAGCGTCGAATGCGCTTGAACCCTTATAGCCGACGGTGAGATAGTTGCCACCGATTGCATATGGGTCAATGTAGACGCGGAGACGACCGTTGAGGACGCCGGCGAAGGTGTTGCCGGTATCATCAACCTGCAGGTTGTTAGAATTTAGAGCAGGTGTATAGTCGAGAACACCAGCCATCTGGAGGGCGGAAGCGACATCTGATGAGCAGATGACGATATTGCCCTTGCCACGACGAGTCTGCTTAGCGATCTGATTCGCTTCGCGCTCTAACTGGAACATAAGGCCCTTGAACTTCTCAACTGACCAACGGCCGTTTGAGTCGGTGTCAAGATCGAATACACCAGCTGTTGTTACGTTGTCCTGAGCGCCAGCCTTTGCGGTGACGTTGATTGTGCGGACAACCTCGCGGTTGATTTCAGCAAGAATTTCAGCTGAAAGAATGTTGGCGAGCTCAGTCTCAGCATCGAGGCCATGAATTGCCTTGAGGTCCTGAGCGAGTTCCATGGTGTACTCAGCCTTGAGAGCACGAGTCTTAGCAGTTACTGTAACCTTCTCGATTGAGAAAGCCATCTGAGCGAAGTCAGAAGCGCCAGAGTTGTTTGAACCAAGAGCTTCAGCAGTAGCTGTTGACATACCAGAACCAGTGTTATATGTTGAAGTATTAACAAGTGGTGTGGTATTGGTCTGGCCAGGGATTGTGCCCTTGAAAGCCTGACCGAAGGTGTTGCTGCCATCAACAACGGTAGCGAACGCAGTGTTCACTTCGTTGTAGAATGTTTCGTTGTCAGCGTAGCCAGTGTTACCACCAGTTGAGTTGGACTGGGTGTTGTAACGTGAACGCATTGCGAAGATAAGGCCGGTTGGACCGGTCATTGGCTGAACGCCGCAGATATCGTAAGCAATGAGGTTTGGCATTGCGCGACGGACGAGTGAGATCAACACTGGATCAAAGGTATCGATTGAACCTGTGCCAGCTGT